TTTTTATACTGTCTTGGCACAACGAATTTGGAGGGAAAAGATTCTCCAATAAACGCAATGGGTGTCTTGCCAGTTCTGGCACCAGAGTTTATGCCAAGTATGTTTTCGTTTTCAATTGTACTTGGAATTCGAGGATTGGATGAAAATCGTTCACACTTATTGGATATTATATTCAAAAACAGTGAAGGGGGTGCGTTGGTAGAAGCACGCAACATACAAATAACGGCTGAGCAATTACAAGCGGCAGAAAGCAATTTGCCTGAAGAGTACAGAGGCTTAATGATAGGAATGGATTTGAGGAACGTTGTTCT